GGGAAAAGGCTGCGCTTCTCAAAGTTAAGCTCGAATACATCCGCATGAAATTCCACGAATGGCAGTCCTACGAAGCCACTAAACGAGCGGAAATGAAACTATGAAAGAACAAGAAAGAGTTCAGGATATATTGGAATCGTTGGCAGAATATCATGAAGAGGCGTTTCCAATTTACAGGGAAATGAGGGATCTTGTTGAAGGGGAAAACTCACATGCTGCGCTAGTCGCTATATCAATGAGTATAGCTACAATCTTGGCTAGAGTTTCACATTCAAGAGAAACTGCTAATCTTGTTACAGAAGCCCTTTCAATATCCGTAAGGGGCAGTTTGAGTGAAATGGAAAAAGAAAATCTTTGCATATGGCAAGAAGGCATCCAATAAGGAACAATCTATGACACATGAAGAATTGAATGAAGAACAATTGGACGCATTGGCTGAAAAGACCATCGCACTCAAAGACGAGATTCTTGAAGTCTTGGGTGGCAACGAAACGCGGATCGGCCTCTCTGCTTTGACCGCTGCGGCTGGTGAAGTTATCTGCGGCACAGCGCCATCTTTGGATGAAGCAATCAATGCTATTGCGATGTTCTCAGCATCTATGGTGACGCTGGTGCGTATGGCAGACGAAGAAGGGGAGTGCTACTGGCAGTCCCACGCGGGCGAAACGCGCCAATGAAGCGTGTTCGCATCACCGCTAAAATGAGGGCTGATATTTTCATGCGGCACTTTGGCATTTGCCATTTGTGCAGCTTGAAGGTCGTGCCCGGACAGGAATGGGATGTTAGTCACGAAATCCCTCTTGAGTGTGGGGGTGCTGATGATGCTTCTAACTGGCTGGTTGCCCACAGAAAGTGTCATCGTGTTCATACTTCTACTGTTGATGTGCCTAAAATCGCCAAAGTCAAACGTATCAGACAGAGGCATTTAGGCGCTGAACTCAAATCCAAGTCTCCGCTTCCTGCTGGACGCAACTCCAAATGGAAAAAAAAGCTTGATGGAACTGTTGTCAGGAGAGAACCTTGAGGTTTCTCATAACACTGAATATGCCAAGCGCTAATGATGACATGGTTCATCAATTGACGCTTGACCATGAATCAGAGTCTATAGACGAGCTATGCGAAGCTATGAACTCTGAAGAGTTTCTGGTCTTCCATCAATGGTATCGACGCCGAAACCCTGATGGTAGCAAATACTGGCAGGATCGGGGACTCACTATCATCAACACGCACCACGTTGGTAAGGTGCAGCAATATATTGAAAACATAGGGGACTATTATAATGATGAATCACAAAGAAATCCTGTCGTCAGCCGTCAACACTCTGAAGGACCGCGCAGACCTTTACGGCTCAGAGGAGGACCTGTTTGAGCGCGTCTCCATCCTCTACAACGTCATGACAGGACAGCAGCTTTCGCCTTATGACATCAATGTCGTCATGGTTTGCGTAAAGCTGGCACGTATGCGCTATGACCGTAAGGTTGCAGACAACTATGTGGATGCCATCAACTATATGTCGTTCATGGCTCAGTTTGCAGAAGTCAAGAATCCTGTTGTGCCAATCAGCAAACCAGCTCAATCCGGCATTGTCACAATGACTGCTACTGATGAAATGGAAGCTGAGATCAAAGCTCTGGCAGACAAGTTCAAGCCAGAGCCAAAAGCCGAATAATGGTGGGGGCTACGGCCCCCATTCTCCCCTCTCTACAAAGGGTGACACATGAAAAAAGACAGAGACGACCTAAACGACCAAGAACGCCTGATCCTTGAAATGTGGGAGCAGGGCGCTACGGGTTCCGAAATTGCAAACCACATCGGCAAAACCAGAAGCGCCGTGCTTGGCAAGTTGAACAGGCTCCGCACCAAAGGTTTTGTTGGCTACAAAGTTTCTATGCAGCGAATTGAGTCCCAGAAAATTAAACTTGGGACCAAGCCGCCGCCAAAGCCAAAGAAAGAACCCCTTGCAAAGAAGCCATTTGTCTTTTCAAGGAGCGCTGCCCGAAAAAGGGAAGAGCCTGTCTTTATTGAACCGACACCTTCCAAAGAGGGTGATCCGGTTATATTCATGCAGCTTGAGCAGTGGATGTGCCGATATGTCGTAAGCGGCGAGCGGGCATCTGAGTTCAAGTTCTGCGGCCAGAAGGCTGTCAAAAAACGCTTCTGCGAGCAGCATCACAAGCTCTGCTACATTCCCTATGAAAAGACCGGACGGGGTAGAGCAAATGCTTAGACAAGATGGCGGCAGGGTATGGGTAACGCTCACCCTGTCTGAGATGCTGCACTGTGGCAATGTCGGGATTATTCGGCATTACGAAGCGGAGTCCGACCACCGACAGACTGATAAAAAGTTTGAGGTGACACAGAAAAGCTTGATCGGCGCTCACGTTGAGGGTGCGATGGGCGAGATGGTCGTGGCAAAAGCTCGTGGCAAATACTTCATGCCAACGGTGAACAACTTTAAGGAAGCCGATCTAGGGGCAAATGTCCAAGTTCGCCTCCGCATGTTTCACCATTGGGATTTGATCATCCGTGACAATGACAACTCAGAACACATCTACGTTCTTGTGACAGGAACCGGGCCAGAGTTCTGTGTCAGGGGATGGTGTCATGCCAAAGATGTCATGCTGCCGGAATATCGCAAAAATCACGGCGGCTCTGGGGAGGCATGGTTTATCCCAGAGAGCGCACTAAAGCCGATGAAAATAAAGGACTGACACCATGATGCTGCAACTTGACCCACCGATACCTGTCACTACACCCACCGGAAAAGGCTTGGCCCATGTTCTTATTGACTACGGCGCGGAGCATGATCTGCTCTGGGTTGTGTTTCAAAATGACAAAGAGTGCTGGACTTGGCGGAACCAAGACATCAGGGCCGAAACAAATCTTACCTTTGGGAGATCGACCAGTGACTGACAAGATTGTCTCAATGGGCTGGCACTGGACCTATGGGATGCTGCGGGTTCGTGAACACGATGAGTTTATGGAGACGGCTCCCGGCACTAAAGAGTTTTGCTACTGCTATGAAAGCCCAGACGGTGACAAGATTTACACGCCGTTTGAAGGTCACAGGCATAGGGCGCATATGGTCTGCCGGAAAGATTCCACTACGGGAGAGCCGTATCTGTCATTCTCTAAACTGATGCACCTCAACCAGATCATGGAAAAGAAGTGATCTCCGGCTTTGTAGAAATTGGAAGCATGTTGATAGGGGCAGTCGCAGGGTTGGCTGTCTCCTATGTCATAGTTTTCACGTTCTTTTTCATTACAGGCAAAAAATGACACAGGTTCCAAATATCATCCACTTCATCTGGCTCACGGGACCAAAATCCCGTGAGTTCTCATATATTAACTACTTGGCTGTACATGCGGCGGCTTTACGCCAAAACCCAGACAAGATCATTATGTGGACCAATGACCCGCCAAAGGGAAACCGCTGGTGGGACAAGGCTGCATACTATTGCGAAATTCGCTCCATAAATGCACCTGATTTTATTAACGGAACGCCGATCAACTATGTCCAATATCAGTCAGACGTTCTCAGGCTGGAAATCCTGATCGCTCATGGCGGGGTCTTCATGGACAGTGACATGCTGCTTCTCAGGTCAATTGATGATCTGTACGATGAGCCGCTGACGCTGTTTGAGGAATCACCTAGCTCTATAGCCAATGGATTGATTTTTGCGGCCCCAAATTCGGCCTTCCTGCGGCATTGGTATGATGCCCTGCCAGAAGCCATGCAATCGCCTGTGTGGGCCTACCACGCGGTTTTGTTGCCTGTGGAGCTATCGCGCAAATATCCCGATCTGGTGCGGGTTATGGACCAGAGCTACTTCTTTCCGCTAGACCTTAAACGTAACTACTTGGTGGATGGAGACCCCTACCTCATTGAGGAAAGCATCCAGCGCATTGGTAATGCTTACGGAGTCCATGTCTATGAGACATATTGGAAGGGCCATTTAGACAATGTGGATGAGGATTTCCTGCTAAACAAGGATACGCTCATGTCACGGCTATTTGGGTACTTAGTGGATTAAGCCCACGTTCCCACGTTGATGTTAGCGCCAGATGTGCCAATCGGGTAGATCATGAAATAAGACCCAATTTGACCTGTATAGATTGGGCCAGAGGCTGATGTGGTTACTTGCGGGATAAATGTACCACCAGCATTGACCGACACGATGCCATTAAAGGTATAAATATGATAAATTGTAGCGCCTACTGACGCGCCCATCGTTGTGATGTTTGACGCTGTCGTTACATACGCCATTGATGCGGGTGGTGTATTAGCTGTAGCAAATCCGGCTGAATCAAAATATCGGAACAGCGTGTAGCCAATGTTGTTTAGCGTAGCTGTGCCGCCAAAGCTCTGCCCCAGCGTGTGTGAGGTCGTGGTAGTCGTTTTGATGGCAGCGTACGTTCCTTGAAAGGCATAGACCGTATTGGAACTTAGAGTGCAACCCACGCCTAGCCAAGCCTGTGCTGTTGTCGTTGCAGAGAGTGCCAGCGTTGAGTTCAGTTCATAATACTGCATACCCGGAATAACACCGCGCTGCGCCCCCTGCGGGGTGAAGTATGGAACTTTGCCATCATATTCCATCGCGCCAGCAAGTGGACTTGTCAGGTTTGTGCCTGACGCAAAATCTAACGGCGCAACCGATGTCGTGCCAGCGGGCGGCGTAAGCAGTCCTGTTATGCCTGTGGTGCCGTCAAGGATGATTGGCATGGATTATTCCGTAGGGGGAACAGGATTCACTGGGATCGGCTGGCAAGTGTAGGACGTTGTGTCGTAGTACCATTGGTCAGCGACACAACCATCAGGGCAAGCCACCCAAAACAGAGGAGGCGCAACTTCAAATGGTGATGTGGTCACTTCTGCCACACGATCACCCAAGAGAGCGCCGGAATAGCTGTAGACCTTTTCGGTCGGGGAGATGAGAGCTTCTTTCATTTTAGTACTCCACGATCACAACGCCAGCAGCGCCAGCGCCGCCAGTTCCAGCGCCGGAAACGCCACCGCCGCCGCCGCCGTATGCCCCACCAACCCCGCCAGTAGAGGTAACGCCGCCACGACCGCCGCCGCCATATATTGAAGACCCACCTGCCCCACCAAACGCATAAGTAGCACCGCCGCCACCAGCGATGTTAAGATCACCACCTGACCCTACTCCACCCGCGCCGCCAGCAGTGTTTTGTGCGCCGCCAGAACCTCCTGTTGCAGAACAATAAGCACCAAAAGATGATGTGTTTCCAGCAGAACCAGCAGCGCCACCAGCTCCAACCGTGACTGAAACAGTATCACCGGGAGTGAGGCCGGAAATTATTTCAATAGCAGCCCCGCCGCCACCACCACCAGAACCATAGTTACTACTTCCGGCGCTACCACCTCCGCCGCCGCCACCAATAACAGTGACCTTCACCTTCGTGATGCCAGTAGGAACAGTGAAAGTTAGTGATCCATTACTATTCCAAACAAGCGGTGTGCCTGATGTGTTGGTTGCTGCGGTATATGTGCCGACAGAAAAATTGGAGAAGCCGCCAACAGTAGTCCATGAAGGTGCAGCCCCAGAGCCGCCTGATGTCAGAACCTGACCGCTAGTGCCGTAGTTTGCGCCGCCGATGCCTAGCTGACCGGATGAGCCAATGCGTATTTTTTCTGTTGGCGCGGAGTTCAGTGAAGTTGATGTGCTAAACACCAACTGACCAGTTGGATACTGACCATTTGTTCTTGCGCCAAAGATGCAGTTAATGGCCGCAGAGGTGAAGTAGGTTGTGTTTGCGCCTGTGATGGCAGCAAAACCCAATTGAGAAGTATTGCTTGTCGTCGTGTTGGAATTGCCAATCACGACCGCAGCAACGCTTCCCGCGATTGTCGTTGCGGAGTCACTACCAGAAACCAACAAAGGACGAACTGAACCAACCTGATCGTTGACGTTGGAAGCCGTATTTCCGATCCCCACGTTGCCGGAGGCATCATTCACGATGTTATTCGTGCTGCCAGATGGGTGGATGATGTTAATTGTCTTGAGCGTGGACATGTTAGATCACCAATTCCGATTGAGTGGCGACAACGGTCACAGTGGCTGTCGTTGAGGCTGATCCAGCCAAGCTAGTAGCGACAACAGTCACGGAGAACTTGCCAATCTTGTCAGGCGTGAAGCTCTGCGATCCATTCAGATCAGCAGCCGCGCCATTCACCGTCACGCTTGTTGCGTTCTCAGAGACCCAAGTCAGCACGGTTGATTGCGACAGGAAGATCGGCGCAGGAGAGAATGAAGCAGTGACAGACGGAGGAGCCGTCCACACTTGTGTGGCAGGATTGTAGTAAAAGCCGATGCCGACTTCCAAGCCGTCAATGTCAACGGTGTAATGATCAGCGGGCGGGGTCCATTGGCCGAACTCATCGTCCCACACCACTACGTTGTCACAGATGTTTGTCGCAGTTACGACCACAGCATAGGTTGTCATGTTCGCTCCTTATGCTGGGAAGACAGTGATGATGACTTGACCGTCACCACCAGCGCCGGAGTTGCCAGTTGATGAACCACCGCCCCCGCCAGCGGGTTGAGTTCCAGCAGTACCCGTTGTGCCACCAGCACCGCCATTGCCACCGTTTTTAGATGATCCACCAGCGGTATTTGTAGTGTTAGAGCCACCACCCCCACCGCCCCAAACTGAATTACCAGCAGCAACACCAACTTGGGAATTTGAACCACCGCCGCCATGATACAGCGCATCACAATCGTTAGCGCCATTAGTATCTGTGCCTGCTCCTTGATAATACAGCGTATCACTTCCTGCATCGTAAGTTGCCACATAATACGGCTTACCCGGTAGAGCTTGCGTACCAGTTCCGACTGATCCAGCCGACAACTGTCCACCGCCGCCGCCGCCAGTATTTCCACCAGTTCCAGAAGCGCCACCGCCCCCGCCATAAGCGGAAACCAATGAACCAGCAGTTGTTGTTCCACCTGTGTTTCCAGCACCGTTTGTAGTTTTTGCAGCGCCACCAGCACCGATGGTAATAGTTTCAGTTGCACCCATCTGAGAAAGATTTAGCCAGCGATAATTGTAACCACCGCCGCCGCCGCCCAATCCTTGACTTTTAGCGCCAGAGCCACCGCCGCCCCATGCCTCAATCATCACTCGACTACCAGCAGCATAGCCAGAGGGCTTTGTCCAAGTGCCGGACGATGTGAAGGTCTGAACGTTGATGACAGAAGTTGCTGGCGTGGCGCTGGTCCAAGTCGTGCCATTGCTGGTCAGAACGTTGCCGTTCGTGCCGGGAGCCACAAAGTTAGGCGTACCCGTGCCATTACCCAGAACCACGTTGTTGGCGGTCAGCGTGGCAAGGCCAGTACCGCCCTGTGCAACCGTGACAGCCGTGCCAGACTGAAGAACCGTGCCGTTGGCAGCAGGAAGCGTCAGTGTGAAAGTGGAAGCCGTTGATGGCACATCCAGCGTGACGGAGCCGCCACCAGAAGATTTGAGTGAAACAGGCATGTCAAACCACCGTCCAATAGCTTCCGGGTGAAACTGTAACCGTGACACCCGCGTTAATTGTGACGGGGCCAGCAGTCATCGCATTTGATCCAACAGGGACAGTATAGCTGTCCGTGATTGTAATGTCATTCAGATAGAAGGCTTTGTTCGTGCCGCCGCCTGTGGGAACATTGGCAGAGGACGAAACAATCCAAGTATTCGTGCCATCGCAGCCGACCAGAATGTAAGCATTCCGCTGACAAGTGACCTGTGTGCCACCCCCGCCAGAGACAATCTTGACCACGCTCTGCGTAGATGTCGTGGTCGTGTCATAAACCAGCCACTGACCGCCAACCCCAATCGGGATCGTGTAGGTCACATCGGCTGAGATCGCGCCGCTGATCTGGAGGATCAAGGACCGATATTGGCTGACCGTCAGGGTAGCGGAGCCGCCCGTAGCGTTGAGGCTAGTCGTGCCACCAAGAGCTTGGTCAATAATGGACATGTCGCCGTTGACTGGGACATTCCATGTATCAATGTAAGCGCCGTTCGCCGGAAGCTCTAGGGTCTTGTTTGTTGTAAATGACGATGGCATTTGTCAGCCCTCAATGTGACGGTTTGCGACTTCAAGTGCTTTTGCCACGTGCGTGTCATCAGCATTGAGAAGGACTTTTGTGTCATTATTTATGTTTTTCTTGGCACGATCAACTGCCGTGACAAGCTTATCTGACAAATTGCCAACCCGGCCACCGGCCTTGCGGCCCGGACGGCCACCCAGAGGTGTCGGGGCCTGATAGCCCGGAGGTGTTTCGTCCTCTTCAAGCAGTGGCTCAATGTTGCGGACAGGAGCGGCGGGACGGATGGGGCCTTCTAGCACCCGAAGCGCTTCAGGTGCCCTACGTTCAGCCATAGGAGCGCCAAACTCTTCAGCGCTTCTGCGGCTGACCCCGCGCAGCTTTTCAGCGCCCGTTTTGAGACCTGTTGCACCAAGATATGCAGCCGTTCCGGCAAACATCCCGTGAATGTTGCCGACCAAAAACCCCGCCAAGAGATTGGACCCCTGCATGGCCGACTTAACAAGCAGGCTTTCCTTTTGGTCGTTTGACAGATTTGTCTTTGAAATGCGGTTTGCCAATTCTGACAAGCGCTTCAAATCTGAAACGGAGGGGTTGCCGTTTCTGCCATCAAAAACCCTAGCCGCGATTGGTCCATTTTCTTTCAAAAACGAATTGATGCTTGGACTGATTTTGCTGATGTCGCCATTTGTATTGAGAACCCGCGTTTTAATCTGGTCTCGAACCGCCTGCATCTCTGTAGATTGAGGCCCAAGAATGCGCTCCAACCTATTATACATAGAGAGGCCGCCATTCTTATTGAGAAGGCCAACGTCGAGGACGTTTTGAGCAGCAAGACTAGATTCTTGTGGCAAGTTGACGCCAATGTTCTGCGTCCGCTGGTCAACCAGCTTGCCCATCAACTTCTTAAATTCAGCGCCGCCATCGCCCTTCGTGTCAAAAAACTTGTTTTTGAACTCAGACGAAAGTTGTCTGGCAGCCAGAAGATCGCGAATGACATCATTGCCATTGCCGGAGAACAGGCCGTCATCGACAGCTTTTTTGATGCCTTTGAACAATCCTTCCTTCATTTGCTCAATGTTGCGAGCATCTTCTGGCAGGGCTTCACGGCTAAGTTTGTTCAGCGTGCGGCGAACAAGTTCAATGTTTGGAAAGTTGAACGGCTGATTTGAATTTGGAAGATTTCCAGCAGCAATGCCCTCTTGCAGAAACTTCATGGCTTCCGCTGATTTTGGGAACAGCTTTTCCGTGCCTTCAAAAGAAGTCGGCATCTTTTGAGACAGGAGTTGTTTTTCAATGGCAGGCATAAAGTAGTCAAAAGCATCACCCTTGAACGTGCCGGGATACGCTTCAACTTTCTCATATGCCTTTGTCACGCCTTCCTTGCCCTTAAGGAAAGACTGATGGACAGCTTCAGCACCCGCTGTTGGCGAGGTGACTGTTGGCAGCATCTGATTTCTAGTTTCTTGAACGACATCCCGCCCTTTAAGGATGCCTGTCTCTGCAATGTCAGCAGCTTCTGGAGTTGGCTTCTGACCAGTAACGACAGAACGAACAGGCGGTGCGCCTTCCTTCATTGCAAGCGCTTCAACCGCGCCAGCTTCAGACGCTCCCTTTTTGCGGAACACGCCAGCTATTTCGTCCTGAAACGACTTAATTGTCGCGTCATCCATGCTGGGGAATGCTTTTTTGACAGCATCCATTGCTTCTGGCTTGAGGTTGCCAGCAGCATCCAAAGGATTAGGGAACTTGCTGAAGTAGCGAGATATGGCAGGAATTGCCAACTCAGCGCCAGCGCCGATGCCAGCACCAATTGCAGCGCTTTTCAGTGCATCGCCAACATCAATGTCCGTGACAGGACGCTCAAGAGCAGTTGCGGTCCCTGTCATAAGACCGGCGGTACCAGCGCCCGGAAGCAGGCGAGCAACAGTTGGGGCCGCAGACTTCACCAGTTCCGGCGCAGCGCTACCAGCCAATTTTGCAGCAGTTGCCGACTGGAGTGCAGCGCCTGCGCGACCGATTGCACCAACGCCTTGTATCGCTCTGCCAACGGGCGTAAGCGCAGCAACAATACCAGCCGCTGTGCCAGCCCCTGAAGAAACAGGATACTGTCGTTCCAAAGCTGTTTCATATCGTTTTTGCTCCTTGAAAGCTTCTTCATATGGCTTGCCCTCTTTCAATGCTGTGTACGCAGACACGACATGAGAAGGAGCGTTTAGAAGAAACGCATTAAGCCCAGAATATGTAGCGGCTTTAAGCCCACCCGGCACAAAGCCAGCAGCTTGCTCAACAAGACGCTTGTCTTCCGCAAAGTCTTTTTCACCGGGCGTGACAGCAACGGCCTCTTGTGACTGTGAGGGCGACTGAGCAGTGGCTCCAATACCAATCTGAGAAGCAATGCCATTGACAGTTGTTTGCTGCTCCTCCGGGCTTAACTGAAGGAACTCCTGACCAACCTCGACACGGCGATCACCAATTTCAAGAATAGGCATTATTGCACCACCTTGAACGGAATGTTGTTGACAGTACCAGATGTTACAGGCTGCGGAGCGGCTTCTTCAGTGCCCATTGGCTTATATCCGTAAGGCCCATACGTCTTGTAAAGACTGTCAACTTGGGCGCGGATGCTTGGGTCTTTAGGAAGCGGAACAGAAGAAAGCCCACGAGCAATTTCTTTTTTGATCGCATACGGGTCTTTACGTTCGTAATCTCTGACAAACCGTGTCGGGTCTGTTCCGGGACGGGCATCAAGATAAGCCTCATCACGCTTGCGAACGTGTTCACTTTCACCTATGACGCGACCAATAAGCGAGTAAACCGCGCCGGGTCCAAGTGTCGGGCCGGGAGTTGTTTTTGACAAGCCAGCAGCAGAAGCAGCAGGCGCTCTGACAAGACCTTCAGCCGTAACTGTCTTATAGACTTGATCCATCGTAATCTTGATGGCCTCGTCATAGTTATTGGCATTGATCTTCATCTTCTCAATTTTTTCTTTCAAGCCGGGAATTGGAATGCCGCTGGCCCCCAATCCGTCTGCCCACTGAACGAGAGCAGTCTTGAAGTCTTCTGCACGACCTGTCGTGAGGCCCTCAGAATAAATATCACCAAGCCGTGTCATTTCAGCCTGCAAGGTCTTCACGCGCTCCAAACGAGGCGCGATGCCTGCCAAGTATTGATCAGCACGGACAGTGGTAAGTTCTCCACGTTTTTCATTCATCTTGGCCTGATAGTCTGCGGCATCATTCAAAACACGATCAAGACGATCCTGATCGTATTTGACTTGTGCCTGCGCTTTTGCGGCTTCGTCTGCCAAGCCGCCGTTGATTGCAGCCTGTTCACGCTCTTGGTTGGCAATGATGTTCTGACGAAGTGTTTGCGGGTTATTTGGATCACTTGGATCAAAGCCAGCAGCTTCAGGATTCTTTTCAAAATAAAGCTTCAATTCACCTTTGCTCATGTCCACAATGTCTTTTTGTGGAGCAGGAGCTTTGGCAGGAGCAGCACCCGGAGCAGCAGTTTTACCAGCAACAGGAGCAGCAGCAGTACCGGCCGCAGGAGCCGCGCTAGCAATTTCTGTTTTTCTCTCAGGCTGCGCCATTGCTTTAACAGCACCCGCACCTGATGACGAAATACCATATTGTTCAGGATTTAAACCAGCAGACTTAAACATTTTGAAAATGGTTGCCTGCATTTGGCTCGGCTCAACGCTGTCACCCGTCAGCTTATTGCGATACATCACACGCGATGGTATCCCGCGAGCCTTATCTGCGGGTTCGATGTAACGCTCAAAGCGATTGCCAACAACGTCAATGAGATTCTTTGCCATCTCCATCTGTTGCTTCTGCATGGACTGGTAGCCAGCCACGCCACCAACAAGACCTTCGCCAATCGCCTGACCCAAGAATGGGCTTTTGGATGCCAGCATGGAACCCAAGAATGACAGCGCAGGAACCATGTAGCGTTCAGATGTCAGCTTGTCGCCAATCGAGTCGATGAGACCCGGCTCTTGATTGCGATACTGAGCTTCGCTTGCACCTTCTGCCGGGACATCAGCGCGAGCGCTTGTCGGGCGTGCGCCGGGAACCAAGCCAGCATTGCGAGCCGCAGTCCATGCGCCAAAGCCCTTCTTGGAGGCATGTTCTGCCATGTAATCAAGTTTGTCTTCTTGGTTTTCAGGAGCCGTTAAGAACGCAACCTTTTCTTCCGGCGTCAGCTTTTTGTCCAGTTCGGGACGGCGATCCTTGAAGTAGTCATTGCCAAGACCCGGATTTGGATACTTCTTGGAAATGCCAGCAACATGGAATTGACCAAGACCAGCAGATGAGCCTTCGTCGCCAATAGCGCGAGGGTTGAACCCGCTTTCACCTTCAATAGTCTTGACCATATGCTCTGGATTGACGCCATACTTCTTGGCTGCTGCAATTGCCATAGCGCGATAGTCAGGAGCGGCTTGCGCTTCTGTCTCAATCGCGCCAACCGCTGGCAAGTCAGCTTCCTCAGAGTAATCCGGGATGACAGCTTCACCATCAGCGTGAGCCTGACGAGGAACGAGACCACCGTATGCAAACGGCGATGCGTCTTCTGTGGCACGGTCATAATCAAGTGTCAGATAGCCATCGCGCTCGCCAACCGCATCGGGGTGGTGCTCAAGGACTTCCTGCGCCATAAGGCCGATCTGCGTTTTGCCATCGCCCATGTCATAACGATAGATGTTCTGACCGTCGAATGTCTTGCCGACAGGCTCAATGTTGTGCTTCAGACGAGCATCTGAGAATGGGAGAACGGCCATAAGAGCAGAGATGCCTTCAGCAACCATTGGCGCGGCCTTAGAAGCCATCATTGCAAGCTGACCGGCCTGCATAAGATCGCTGCCAATGCCGCCGCTCTTGCCACCACCACCACCGCCGCCACCGGGCTTTGGCAGGGAAAGGTTTTGTGGAGTGCCTGCCTTAACAACATCGCCAAGAATGTCTGCGTTGTTGCCCATAGCATCATTGCCATAGGGCATTGTCGCTTCTTCCTCGACAGGGCCACCTTCATCATAGCCGCCACGCGGGACCAGACCGCCGTAAGAGAAGCCACCCATATCAAAAAAGTCTTCTGGGCTTACCGCACTTGCCGCCTCAGAAATGTTTTCAGCAGCAGGCGCTGCGCCTTCTGGGACATAGAAGCCCTGCGGCGTGTTTGGCTCTGCTTCAAACATAGCAGGCTTTGCACCGGGAGAGGGAGCGTCTGGGTTGAGACCGGGCTTAACAGCAGCAGTCGGGGCGGCGGCTGGAGCAGGCGTAGAACCAGAAGCAGCCTTTGGATCGGGTGTCTTCTTAGTCCATTCCTGAAAATCTTTTTTAAGCTCTTTGCCGCCCTTATAGAGATCAGCAATGCCCTTTCCAGTTGAGATGGCTTGGCTCATGCCAGAAGGAGGCTGAGACGGGGAGCCAGAAGCCGTGACAAGTTTTGGCACAGGCAATTTGGCAGATGGCACGATGCCGGTTGCGCCCGGCGTTCCAGCGCCAGCGCCCGAACCACCGTAAAGACCAGACGGCGAGAAAGGTCCAAATGCTTGAGCCTGCGATGCCAAAATCGCTTTAATATCTTCAGAGCCAACAAGGCCGCCGCCGACATAACCGCCACGTTCGTAGCTGCCCGGCTCTTCAACAGCGCCGCCCATAGATGCCATTGCAGCCGCATCATCTGTGGCATCACGATAATTAACGGTCAGGTAGCCGCTCTTATCCATGCCAACGCCGGGCTTGCCACGCTCAAGGACATCCTGCGCAATAAGACCAAGTTGGGTGCGGCCATCGCCATAGTCATAGCGATAGATCGGCTGACCATCAAAAGTCTTACCAATCGGCTCAATGTTGTCTTTAAGGCGCTCGTCAGAGAAGAAGCCGCCCGGCTGTGTCGTTGTCGTGGTCGATCCAGACAGCGCACCAGTACCCATCGCAATGTTGGCAAGGAACTGTGCGACTTGGAAGTCGTAGCCACGTTCTTGCAAGAACTGCTGATAGCGAGCTGTAAGATCAGCCTGCTGTGTCTGCTGCTCCAACGTGCCAGCACCAATCTGGGCCTGAGCACCCTGCAACGCAGCCTGCTGCGCGCCTGTGCCAAGACCAGCAATCTGCTGACCAGCTTGCATCTTGCGAGCAAGATCGGTTGCTTGGACACCCTGTTGTCCGGCGGCTGTTTGAACCGCCTGACCATAAGCCTGTGACAGAAGCGGTGCGATAGCCTGTGCCGTGCCAAGATTTTGCTGTCTTGCAAGATTTGCACGCTCAAGGCCCGCACGGTCGCCACCAAATGCACCAGACTTAATAGCTTGCGCTTGCTGTTGAGTGCGTTCTTGGCCCTGCTGCTGCTGAAGCGCTTCAAGGGTTGGGGCAACAACAGACCCGACATATGGGTCCATATATTGTCCAATTTGGCTACCTGTCAGCTTGCCAACGTCACCCGCGCCAGCAAGAGTCAAGCCTGTGGCAGCGCCATAATATGGCTGCGCGGCCTGCGAATACTGGTTGGTGGAAGTGACACCAGCCTGTTGTGTTGATGACAAAGGGGCGACGAACTGGCCGCCGTATTGCTGAAATGGCTGTGCAGAGACTGCTTCGGCACGCTCGTTGACGGCTTTATAACGAGCCATAACCTCCGGTGGGATTTCAACCTTTGAGGTTGAGGTCGTTGATTTGCCGCCCATTCTTGCTACTCCGCAGCCGCCTGTGCCGTTCCCGTGTGAGCATTATACAGGAAAAAAGCCCCGCTGGCCTTCCCAAATTGTCGCTCGTATAGACGGATTTTCGCTTCCGTCCGATGATTAGACAAAACCCCGATAATCAGGGGTATGCCAAGCGAATCAGCCACCTCTTTCGAGAAGCTGCAAAGCCGTCTGGCTCTGCCCCCTTTAGCGCTGCGATACTCAGGGTGGATAAAAATCGCTTTTTCCTCAAGAACTTGACGATCTGAATACCACATATCGCCAATTCTGAGAAGGACGGCCCCTTCAAATATGCCATCGTCCCCCTCAATAATTCCAACAATACCCCTGTCGAGGTTGAGCGCCGCCCAAATTTCACTCAATAGCTTATGCGGATTTGGATCAACGAACCCATTTTCCTCACATGCTGACAATGCCAAATCCATCATGCGATGGATGTCATTTGGTGTGCCAAGCCGAATCCCCAATTCTTCGGTCATTGCTATTCCCCTTTAGTCCTTCTTCGGGCCGGGCAGACCTTTCAGTGTCTTAATGGTCTTTGCCCGCATTTTTGTTACAAACTGGTCCAACTCCTTGTGACCGTGATCCATGTCACCGTCACCCATTGATGCCACAGCTTCTGGCGGAATGACATATTCACCGCCCGCTGCAACAATTGGCACAAGCTCTCCTGCAAATCCACCAGCAGCATATGCTTTTGGCAAACCGCCATATTGGTCAACGATGCTGTTCATAATTTTAAACCCTGCCATCGTGTTCCCCTCGCCCATCGCGGAAATGATGTCCGCTGGGATGACATAAGCGCCAGAGGGAACGTGCATAGGAAGATGATCGGTGCGACCAGCAACAGGAGAATGGATCGGGCCAACATGCGAACTTACCACAGACTTCTTGGGCTTGGCTGGTGTCATCATAAACTTGGGAGGCGCGCCGCCAAAAGCTTTGTGCGCTCGCGCCGTCTTTAACGCAATTGCCACAGCCTGCTTTTGCGGGCGGCCTGTCCCCATAAGCTCACTGATGTTGGAGCTGACGGTTTTCTGGGAGGAACCTTTTTTCAATGGCATGGCTTATCCCGGAGTGTAGGTGACGTTGATGGACTGACCAGTTCCCGGAACAATTGTCAGACCGTTCGTGAATACCATGCCAACAGGGTAAATGCCGACAGTGTTCGGTGTCGCGCAAAGAGCGTTTGTCGCAGCAGGAACAACTGTAGAAGAGGCATTATTGATCAAGCCACTGGCACTTCCTGCCACCACTACAGAAAAATTAACAAGATACCCCTTCCCATTAAACACAATTGTGCTTGCTGTCACCGTTGCAGACGTAACGGCTCCTTGCCCACGAATGTTGCTTTGGGAAATGTTGTTGAGAGCAACTACGCCATTCTTCTGGGTAGTTAGGATGTCACCAAGAGAGGCTGCCATCAGAATCTCCCATCCGGTTGAAACCTATAGCGCGTATTGCCAAGTCGCCAGAACGACCCAATGTCTTCGCTTTCCATCTTAATGGAGACCAAGCGGCCCCTGAAGCGCGGCGTGATATAGGTTGTGTTCTGGGTCAAGTTGTAAGGGCCATACAAGATCGGTGTTTGACCCGCATAGTCCGTGACATAAAAGCTCAACTTGATGTTCGCATTTTGCACACCACCGTAATAGCCCCATTTCATGTCAGGCCAAACTTGGTCAACGAACATCTTCTCGTCAGCTTCGCTGATGACAAAGTAACCCGTCTGGAAAGATGAGTGCATGGGTGTCCCATCAGCATCAGTAGATGTCTCATGCTGATAGAGATATGTGTTTGTGCCAGCGCCAATCGGTGGGCCAAGAACGGATTCATTGATCCATGCCGTGCGGGCTACATATGGGTTTTGCGCGGTGTTCTCACCAAAATCCCACTGGTCCAGAACCACATTGTATTTGACGTAAGCGTTGATTTCCCCACCATTGCTATTGGTTGGGTAGTACCAAGTTAATTCACCAAAGCGGCTGTTGGCAGCAAACCTGATCTTATCAAGGTTGTCCGTGTCCAAATCTTGGAAAATAACATCCCAGACAGGGCAGCGGATTGGCTCTATGCCATTGCCAGACAAGCGATAGAATTGGCTCTGACCCATCCAATAGACAACGCCGCCCATAGAGCCAGCAGCCTTGCGACCAATCAAACCGCAACCCGTGCCAAGTTCGTTGAACTGATAGACATATGGAGGACCAGCATATTGCATGGCCCAGCAACCAAGATCGGTCCAGATCAAACCCTGTTGACCAGCTTGAATGCCTTGAATGATGCGCGATCCTTTCGGGATGCGATATGAGCCAGCCTGATTTGTCAGAGATGCGATCCACTGATCGTAATTGTCAACATCACACCAACGGATCAAAAGCGGATCAATGATGCCATTTGTTGTTGAGCCATAAGCAATGATTTGGCGCTGTGGCATTGCGACAAACATGCCTTGATTGACAGAAGGCGCATTGGCAATTGCTGAAGCAACCGGGTTTCCGCTGGTAGGGGACCATTGAAAAATGGGACCATTAAGAGGGTTGGAAATGAAAATTTCACCCCAATTATCTAGCGTCCAATCAATGGCATTGATCGGCGTACCAGAAGAACCAGTAGCAGAAATTCCCGTGCCATACCCACCAGCGCCATAAGGGCCAGCACCGTAACCTGTAGCTGGCGGTGTCGGGCCAATACCGCGATAATAGACGTAGTGAGCATTACCGCCGTTTTGGTATGCTGTTGTGGTAGATGTCGCGCTGCTGCTTGCAGAGATCACAAACACATTTGTTGATGTAACGCTGACAACAAGATAGTTTCCGTAAATGGTCACGCCACCAACGGTCGTCGCGATCAGCGCCGGATAGGTATCGCCAACAACATAACCATGATTGTTGAGCGTGACAGAGACCAAATCACTAAGATTAGTAGTAGCATATTGTGCAACTGCACCTCCCGTTACAACGGTAGATGTCGCTAATGCAGGATTACCAAGAACGTCTTTTGCATAAATATAATAAGTATTCGCGGCTGGAACCGCATAGCACTGGTATTGCCCAAACAGAATTAAGCCACCGACACTGATCTGCGTCTGAATGTCTACAACGTCATAATTATTAACATTGCGACCAGTGTCCGTGATAGTGATCTGATTGCTGCCGGAAGTTGTGCTGACACTAACCGCCACATTCACAGTCGTTGTCTGAGGCGTAATGTCGCTTATGCCACCAGAAACAATAACGCTCAAAGCACCGCCACCACCAGCAGCCACACCTTCAGCCCCAACTCCAAGATAGGAGTTGCCGTTGGTGTCTTCCCAAGCCCAAAGGCAGCGAACAATCGAGTTGATTGTGCTGCCAAAATACTTGGTCCAACCACCTAATTTTTGAACAAGTCCACCCAATGTACGGTCAGGAATAAACCTGACCAACTGGCTGTAAGAAATCGCCGCCTCGTTAAGAGCGGGGGTCTTGTTTTGGTCAACGCCCGGAAGGAGCTTAAGCGCCGCATGAGGCATGGGTTACCTCGTCGGTGTGGCGCTGATGGAAGGCTCTTGAGAAGACCAAGCCGCAGCCTCGAACTTCTTACGATTTTCTTCCAGATCAGCCATTTTGAGCAGCGTTTGATACTGGCTCTCATATGTCACAGCCATCTGCGGATCATCATTGGCGCGACCAAAATTGCGCTGATAGGCACTGATGTAAACCATCGAAGCCATGATGAAGAGATCGGGCAGATACAGGCTGATGAATGTGGTCTTGTTGGACACCGACAAGCTGGCTGGACGATATGTGCCAACAATCTCGCATGTGTAAACCGCGTCAGGGTATGGCCCTAAGAGAAATGTATAATCATCAAAAGGAACCCAATACTGAGGTAGACCGCGATTAGCCGAAATACCTGACCCGTAACAGGCATCCAGAAACTCCTTTGTCGTTGGCAAAAGCGGAACGCGAGTTCCAAGATCAGGATTAGTAGTCCCCGCAGGGGTAATGATGTTGATCTGCTCTGGCACAACAAAAGTCCCTGTTGGGACGGAAACCTGACGGCTGCCCACTGTCGTGCTGTATGCCGTTGAAGCAATAGACGTAAACAGGAAGTCCAGATCACGGTACATGCGGTTTTCCGCATAGGTGATCATCTGGGGCAGGATAATCTGGAATGCCGGGTCCGTAGACTCCACCACTGCCATCGTGGCAATCTGACTGATGTAACTGGTGGTACCAGCTACCGTGCCATCATATGACAAACCTGTGGTCATGGGGAAACTCCGCTATCCCGCTGTTATACCACCATCACTCAGATTTTGCCATCTGAAGTCCGATTGACTTGACTTCTTCCACACGGCGACCCCAGCCTTTGCCAAAAGTATTCCAAGTTGGCAGTCTTTGGAGGAAGTCGAGACGCATGTCACAGATGGCATCAACGGTCTGTTCAGGGTCGCAAGCCAAAATAGCATCCATCGACTTGGGGCCAATTACACCATCGTCAGGCACACCAGCAATACGCTGTAGATACTTAGCCGCACGGCCTGTGCCAGAATTGACCGCCAAGTCGTAGGCTGCATAATCTACTCCAGATGGGAGCAGATCGCCCTTGATCTTATCCCAATAGTTCTTTTTATACAAAGGCTTAACAACATCAGGGGTCAAGGCCCGCATCTCTGCTTCGTCAACTTCTCTCCCGACAAAATCTTCCCAAACCTTCTTGGTCACGCCAAGATTTGTCATGCCGCCGGGATCGCGTGGGTGATTAACGAATCCGCCTTCGTGCTTCAGGACAGCTTGAAAAGCTTTTTCCCAATTTGCCGCTGCCATCTTACTTTTCCTTTGTTGCCATGAGGTCCGTCTTGGCCTTTGAACCGGAAGATGAACCGAAATAGTAGGCGATCACGCCTGTGAAAGCCGTCTGCAAAGCGCCGAGCATCAGCAGAAGCGCCTCGTTGCCGTTTTTGGGTACGCCATAGACAAACATCCAAAACAGACAGCCAAAGAAACCAACGGTGATCCCCACAGCCAAAATCTTTGGCATGTGGTCTTTGAGTTCCATTTCGCGCTTGCGGGCGCTGTCACGGTCGCCAGCAGAGATGCGCTCAAGGTCGATCTCAAGTTCTGCCATGCGGACTTTAAAGTCGGCGTCGATCTTCTTGATGTCAGCAAGCTGGTCAGGCGTAGCATTCTGCATAGCCTTAGCAACATCGGCTTCAGTACCATCTTCATTGCCAAGCAGCACATTTGACAGAGTTTTGACAGCCAAACCAGCCAAAGGGCCACCCATAGCGGTTGCCAATGTTGGCGCAACTTGCCCCAAAAGGGGGCCAACAGCCTTGAGCAAATCCATTTTATCCCCCTATGTTCGCCGGAATACACGCGCCACGAATTGCGAGATTGTACGCATAGCCTCGCTTGTGAGTTTCTTTAAGGTCAACCAAAGCTCTTTGACACGTTGCATCATCTTGCATCACCGTTATGGGCATGAAGTACATAACGCCAGCGGTCTGAACGTCGAACATCCATGCAATTAAAACCACCTTTAAGGTGATCGGGTCCATTACTTCACCTTCTGCTCAAGAAGATGAATGCGCTTATCCAACTCGCCCCTGATTTTTTCTAAGTCAAACCGGATAGCGGCGCGAGCTTGGGCCGCGTCAGCAGCCATGTCCAATCGGCTCTTATCAACCAATGACATTGACCGTTCACGATCAAGAGTCATTGCAGCGCGGGCCAACGCCGCGTCACGCTCTACCTTGTCAATCTTGTCGTTCAACTGCTCTCTGATCTGAGCCATGTCGATTGTCGTGCCTTGCGGTGGGATCGCCTTGTTGTCGGCATTCACAACAACCGCAACTTTTGATTTTAATTGAATGATTTCGTTGTTTGCGCTGGAAAGAGCGTTCATCAAATAGACAACGCAGGAGAACAAGATAGGAACTCCAGCGAACACGATCTTCTCAACCAGCGCGCCCTTACTGGCTGAAGCAGCCATTTCAAGGGCCATTTTTTCCTGCTTGTCTTCAGTTGTGCCACTCATGATTTGTCTGCCTTACCATCCAGCTTGTCATAGATGCGTTTAAAGCCAACATCTAAATCATGTCTAATTTCACGAATTGCATCGGCAAACTCATCCCTACGGACATAATGTGTAGGCATCGCGACTTCGATACTTTTGACATCGCGGCGAAGTTCCGCAACAGCCTCCCAAACCTGTCTGGCAAACCAGCCAACAGCAGCCATAGCCGTGCCAAGACCAAGATTTATGAGACTTTGCGTATCCATTATGCTGCGTCCTCTAAAGGGGGATCACCAGACATCCACTTTACATTATTTTGCAACCGGATGTCAGTGGGCTCCAATGCAAAAGCGGTCTTTGCTTGCTCTAAAGCTATGTCTTTGAGGCCCAAATGCCACGCCCCTATGGCAGCTAGATCATGTGGCTGCGCACCCCAAACTGCCGGATCGCAAGTGTAAACCATAGCCCGATCCGTGATTCGCAATGCCCGCATGGCATAGGCGAAGCACTCTTCCCAGCGGTGCTGGCGATACATCAGCATAGACAGCTCGCACCATGGCTCGCGGGTGTTCGGGGCCTCTGAAGCCGCCATCTGAAAAGCCTTTTCGGCCTCCTCGACGTTGCCAATCTCTGAGTAAGAGCGGCCCATGACACGATAGGCATAGCAACGCTCGTTCATCCATGTGGCACGGGGGAGATTGAGGTAGCTTTTGCAAGCTTGAATGCTTTCAAGCCAGCGGCGATGAAATGACAATTCGCGGGCGTAGTAGAAGGCGTTGCGGGGGCAATCGGGGTCTTCCTTAACCGAAAGTTCAAGGAGGTCCATATATTGGCCCCTGCTTTTGGTCGGGTCCGGCATATGGACTGCTAAAAGCATGTCTGTTGATGCCCAAACTTCCGCGATACGGCCATCCGGGATCGGATACTCATGGCACGGGTGGTGCCACATATAACCGTGCTTGGCATGGATTTTCTCATAGAAGAATTGGATGCCGCAGCCCCAATCAAACATATAGCGCAGACGGGTCGTGTGACCCTTGATCCAGACACGTTCAATCTCTTCGCGCCAGCCGGGTTGAAGAACTTCGTCAATGTCTAGGCTG